CTGTTATTGAATTTCTGCCTTCTACTTGAAATTTTGAACCAGAATCAATACTACCGCTTAAACCCACCAACAGCCTGCCCGAGCTGTCGATTCGTAGGCGCTCAGCCGAAGATGTCGAGATACAGAGATTATCTGCTCCAGAAGTCCTGTAAATATATGGAGAGCTTGTATCAGAATGACTGGCACTTCCGGCAACACGAATACCCCCTGCTACCTGTAACTTTCCAGCACCGCTGGTAAGCCCCACCATCACATTTCCCGAGCTGTCGATTCGTAGGCGCTCAGTGCTCGTGCCACCAGTAGTTTTTGTGGCAAATTGCATGACGCCGCCGCCGCTGGCTTCATTAACCTGAATGCGTCCGGCAGTTTCAACGTTATTTGAGAAAAAATCGAGCCTTGGAGTATTTCCGACGTTTGTAAAGTTAATGCCAGAGGTGCTAGTTGTATGAACATCAAATTTAGAAGTAGGCGACGAAGTACCAATCCCAACATTTCCCGAGCTGTCAACCTTTACCCGATCCGTCCCGCCAGTGACAATTTTTACTTCGTTACTGCCATAGACCAAACCCGTATCAGCATCTGCTCCAGTAGTCCCTGGGTTTGCAGTGGTGTTTGTGCCGTCAATTCTGATGGACATAATTAAACGATCACCCAGTTGGAGCCAGAAGGAACGGTAATTGTCGCACCGCTGTTGACCGTTAAAGGCCCAGCTGAAATTACGTTCTTGCCTGCACCAATAGTGTAAGACGTCGTAATTGTATTGTCATGCTCGACAGCCCAGGTATCACTGCCTCCACCTGTCGCCCCACCACCAATAGATCCCCACGCTGATCCATAGCCTTCAAACTGACTAAGAGTCGAGTTGTATCGGATCATCCCCGCAGCAGGGCTGCTATCACGCTGTGCAGTAGTACCAACTGAAAGATTGGAAGACCCAGTAGCAGATGTCCGTGGCGTGTATCCAGGGATTGTGCCGCTGACAGTAAGATTTCCTTGGACCGTTGTATTGCCTGACGCATCAATTAAAAGCCTTTGCGTTCCACCAGTTGCAAAACTCAGCTCATCTGCACCACTTTTATAAATACCAGTATTGCTATCAGAATTAAATGCAAACGCAGGTGCAGCAGCACTCCCGTCCCCTGCATTCTCCAATAAATCCGCAATCGTCACCTTCTTGGTAACGTCGTTCACCAAATCGACAATCGGCAAAATATCTAAACTGGACGGATCGACGTATGCCGTCAGGTCCGAAATCTTGACGTTTGCCATGACTGTCGATGCTTTAGCTTAATTTTAAGACCAAGTACCAATCGCAACTCGTTTCCAAGTGTTCGTGGCAGTGCAAACGTAAATATAGTCTGCATCCCATGCAATTTCGCCTGCCGTTCCAGCAGCCGTAGCTGATGCAGGAGTATGGGTTGGCAAAATAGGCCGTGACCCTAACGTCACATTCGCGGCACTAATCGCCGCCATGCTCGTTAACGTTCCAGCCGCCTGGACCTGCAGATCAATCTTGCCGTCTTCTGTCGTATCAACTGGATCAACAATTGACGCCTCAATCTTGGCAAACTGAATTTGCTCAGGCGTTCCAGCACCGTTATTGCCCTGGAAGATCAGAGCACTCAGGGCATCAGCCGCTTGACCTACAGCACCATTGCGGTGGTGATACAACGTAATATCACCAGCACTAACAGCAACGTTTTCCTTTGACTCAAGGAATAACGCTGTGTTCTCAACTGATTCCGTGATGTGGAGCGGATGAGCTGGGGCAGCTTCACCGATACCAACCTTGTTGCCAAACAGGCGGATCCGTGTTGCGACAGAACCGCCTGATACGGTCATCAAATCAAGAGTGCCATCCTCTGATCCGCTAGTGGGATCTTGGATTTGAGCAAGGATCTGGGCATACGCCTGAGCGTTGCCTGCGCTGTCTTCCCCGCGAAACTCAAGGTTGCCAAGGTTGTCGCTAGCCGCTGGTGACGCAGAGTTGCGATACAACACCACATCAGGTGCAGTATCCAGGCCAGCATCTGTGTTCTCAATAATGACCTGATCGGTCGTATCGGTACTAAACAGATGCAGTTGAGCCGCAGCCGTTCCAGTGCCTAGCTGAAAACCAGTTGCTGTGATTTTGCCAATGTTGGTTGAGTTGGCACTAAACGCCAATTCATTAGCGCCAGAACGATATAGCCCTGTGGCACTGCTATCAGACAAAAATGCAACAGCAGGGCCAGATTCCGTTCCATCAGGCAATGCCTTGTGGAGCGTGCCAAACTCAATCTTCTTGTTTTTATCAACGTTTGCAGCTTCGCTAACGTCAACAATTGGGAAGGTGTCTGCAGTAGCAGGAGCTGTAAGTTCTGTTAGCGCAGAAATTTTGCGATCAGCCATTAGCCAGCCTCCAGGGTTTCAATACGAGCAGTCAAAGCAGAAATCTCTGCAAAAGCTTCTTGAAGCCCTTTCATCAACAATGGCACCAACATATCTTTACCAACACCCATATATTCAATATTGCCATCCTCATCAACACTGTCTTCCGTTCCCATTACCGCCTCAGGAGCTACAGTTTGCAGCTCTTGAGCGATAAAACCTTCTTCATAAATATCCGCACTAATCATGCGGAAACGGTGCATCTGAATCTGATTGATTCGAGACTTGGCCTCCGGCATGTCAGTAATGTTGTCTTTTAATCGACGGTCTGAGTTGTCAATTAAACTAACGTCTGTTGAGCTAAGGATTCCAACACGACCGGCTTGAACACCGTTAGCGTGAAACTGGACAACAGATCCAAGAGCACTAAGACCACCTGTGCCAATTCGATTAAATTTTGCACAAGGAGTGCCATTCATAGAAATATTAATCCTGCCTCTTTTCTGAAGCTCAAACCCTTCGTAACTATTTGTCCCCTGAGGGTTATTGTTTTGGTCAGTAGTATTAACAGCACCGCCCCAGTAAAACGATGGCCCTGCGCCCGCGTTTTTACCAAGCTTAAAAAGCGTAAAATCAGCGCCGCTAAACTGAGTGACATAAGCAACTTCGCCAGCTGCAGAACGATAAAAACCGTGATCAGGGCCGTCAGTAGCAAACGTTAACGATGGAGCCGCTTCGCTACCAGCAGGAAAAACAATTCCCCCACTTGTTGTTGAACGAAGCGAAATCCATGCACTATTTGCCCCATTCCGTAGCTTTAATTCACCAGCGGTAGTGTCAACCCAAAACTGATACGCATACTTTGTAGAAGGCTCGGTCGAACCACTGTGATTGGTCCACAACGCGCCAAGCTGTGTATTGATGTCGCTACGAACAGCGGATCCACTACCATTCGCAACATTGCCGTCAGCTTGAGCCATAGTTAATTCAGCTAAGGGGTCGTTGGCTGTAGTGTGCCATATCCAACAGCAGTATATCTAAAGCTACGACTGACTACCTCGTCACCATCAAATGAAGTTTTGAACGTAACGCTAAAGCCGGTGGCTGTCGGCTCAGACATTTCGTAGTAATCACTGCTCTGTAAATCGTAAGCAATAATCGAAACAGCAACTTTCGTGTCATCGTCGGTATAAAAAGGATATTCAAAGGTCACATTCTTTGTTGCTTCGCCAGAGTAAATAAGTTCACTATTCTCAGTCCGCCGTTCGAGTTGCATCAAATAGCCCAGTTGATCAATTAAAGGTGTCTGATCAGGATGGAACGTTTCTAACTCTGCTTTGAACTGGAACTGTCTACCAACGTAATTTCCGTTTTCAAGAGGAATCCATTCTTCAAATTGTAAATTTGAGCTGAGCTTAATTTTGCCGCCATCCTCAAGCTGCAGAAAATCACCGTTTTCCTGCACTTGATGAGCGGCAATAGATTCTTGATCTGTTTTACGAAAGTAAACGCTTGCACTTGTGTCGTCAGCAATTACGCCGTCAAAATCAGTCCAGTTGTCTATAAACTCAATCCGATCGTCAATTAAATCACTTGTATAAATACCACGCATCAAGAGTCTTCTCTTGAGCAAAATACTGTACTTCGCGCCTAGATCTAAAATTTTTCCAAAATGATAAGTGCCTGCATTGCCCTGCGTTCCAGTAAAATCAACAGTCGTTAAATCGTCAAAAGTATTGGCAATATTGTCCAACAACGCATCTCCGTCAAGGACTAGGCCATCCAAGTTGTCGTTATAGAAAACACCATCTTTTTGCCCCTCAAACTCAAACGGGTCTTGATGCTCACGCGCAACTTCTAAATTAAACCTTGGTATCGCATCGGGCAGGTCAATAATTGCGCTGACTGCATTTTCGCTTCTCGCACCAGTCTTAGTCTCGAATTTGACAAGATATTCACCTTCAATCAAAGGCAAACTTACATAACCTGTTCTTGCTTCAACGCGACGAAGTAATGAGCTATCCGCCCAAGCACCCGTGCCATCTGTTTTATCTGAGTGACGGATAATTGCAATTAGGTTTAATATGTTGCTGCCAGTCGCAGGTATGATCCAACGAAGAATAACTTGATCTTTGCCGACAGCTTCGATAGTTACGTCTTGAGCGTCAGGCGGTAATGTTTGGTTTGTCCCGCCGTTAACAGTTGTCGTAACGTCGGACGCACCAACAGTAACGCTTAAAGTTGAGAACTCTGACTCTTTATTGTTTGGTGCTGGACCAATTGATTTAACTTGACCAAAGAAAGCCGCACCAACAGGTAAGCCGTCAATGTTGATATACGTGTTTGTTGTTTCTGTCTCAATATCGTTGCCACTTCCAACTCTGTATCGCACTTTAAATTTGACAGCAGTTGAAATTAAGCCTCTGCTCCAGGAGAAAACAGTTCTATTAACTGTATTGTCATTTTGACTAATTTCAGAAAACGTAATTTGCAGATCTTCTGGTGGCTCAGGCTTTTCGTCAAACAGCGAAATATCAGCAAAATCAAGCCGTGAATCCTTGCCTTCTACAACGTTGTAGACGTTATCTACATGCTGAACGCCAGTAATTAAATAAATACCATTCTCCCCTTCTCCTACTGAAAGACAGCGGAACTTTTGATTCTCAACACTGCTATTTGTAATTGTGTAGACAGCATCATCAGCCGGTACCTGGGAAAAGTTGCTAGAAACATTAATCCGACTTCCAAGAACGCTGCTGATTGCTTTTGCCTCAACCGTTCCATCAGCCAGCACAACAGTCACTACGTTGTTACTTCCGCCAGGCAACGCAATCGTTTGATCGCCAATAATATGATCAAGCTCTGCAGCAGAAACACGGCCTGCTAATCGAGCGCCTTGACGCATTGCGTCCGACACCGCAAAAATCTGTCCAGGCAATACAGCAAGACCTTCTAAACCAACAGAGAACGAAACAACGTTGCCTTCAGTTTCTTCTGAAGCAAGAATCCATCGTCCCATGCGTTGAGCTTGATGCTTTGACGTGCAGCCAAACGCGACTACATCACGCTCTTGCACCCCATACTTAGCAATCAAGCTTTGATTTTCGATAATTACAGAATTTGGCTTATAGAAATTGTCTGGATCGTTATACCTAACAGTTACACGCGAGCTACGTGTTTTAAGGGACGATCCGCTGTATTCAAACCCGCCGCCAACAACACTTGAATTGTTAAAAACATGAATAGGGTCAAGAGCACTGCCGTCAATATTTCCATGGTCTGCCGCAACTTGTACGGTGTCAGCTTTCCAGTAGACCATCCCGCGAAATACACTCGCAAGATCTTGTAAGACGCTATACGCATCAGCCCGTGAACCAATCACAGTGTTAATTGCAAACCTTGGCTCTTCCCCTTCACCAGGATTAAAAGGGTCTTTAGGGATCAGCTCATTGCAATACTTGGACAGCTCAATTAAATCAATCCAGCTAACATTGTTGGTATCAATAAAGTCTCCCGCTCCATATCGAGAGTTGGTAAGCATGTCGTAGAAACAGCAAACAGGGCATGTTGTCCAATGCAACCCGTCTCGCAACTGACCGTCGAAGGGAATATCAGTTTTGTAGTCCAAACTCCCATCTGAACGAGGTGTGGCGTTGCTTGGAATCTTAATTTTTAAGCCACGTACTTGATATGCACGCTTAGGCAACGTGTTAAAAAGCTCTGCATCAATACTTGAAGCGATACAGGCTGTGTTTGCATAATTTACCTTAACATTTTTAATCTCAATAATTGAGTTCCAGATTAAAGTGTCAGCACGAGTATTTGCAAGAGAAGTCTTTTTTGGAATATCCTCAAAGTCCTCGTTTTGAACCTCAAAGGCCGATTCTTTTGGGCTGAAAGATTTTTTTCTTACTCTAATGTTCCAAGGACCATCGCCATTTAGCTTGATTTCGCTGGTTTTGAACTGATAGTTTGACGTAGAAATTCCTTTTATTATATTGTTGCCAGTCTCAACTCCGTCAGCATTTAATACATCAACCGGCTCGTACCCTCGGCCTTTTGCTTGAATAGCAATTTGAAATTTTATCTGTGCAAAAAATAACTGCCCCTTTGCAAGCCCTTCCATTCCCTGGCAGTACAGCTTGGGCACTGTAAATACCAGCTGCACAGAGTCTACTTCTGTATCTGTAATCGTACGAACAACGTCTCCTTCCCCATAGTTTGGTTCCTTGACTTGATTGTTTACATTTAAGACTTCGCTGTAGTTTGCGCCAACCT